AATAGGTATTACCCTACGGAACGTAGACAGACAAACTAAATTAGGAATTAATTACAAATGTTTGAAGATGACCAATCTAAAGAACAGACCCCTGCCTCTGGCATGTTTGCTGACCAGCTTAAGAACATCACTAACGAGGAAGGTACGCAGAAGTATGACACAGTTGATAAAGCACTAGAGGCGTTAAGTCACTCTCAATCTTTTATCAAACAATTGCAAACAGATAACGCTAGACTGAAGGCTCAGGAAATTGAATCTTCTGGTGAATTAAGTAAGCGTGAAGAGCTTGAAACAATTGTTAGTCGTCTTATGCAAAAACAAGAACAACCCGCAGTTGCGGAGGCCAGCCAACCAGCCGCTCCCGTTACTAGTGAACAATCTATTGAAGATGTGGTTGCTAACTTGTTGAGAAAACAGAGCACTGAAACTTCTGCTAATGATAACAAGCAGAAAGTAATAAGTGCATTCACTGAAAAGTTTGGAGTTAATGCCTCCCAAAAGTTTCAGGAACTAGCACAAGAAACTGGAATAACCGTGAAAGAGCTAGAAGAGCTTTCAGCAAAATCTCCCGCAATGGTTCTTAAGCTAGTCCCTGAGTCAACTCGCCAACCAAGTGTGACAAGTGGTTCATTCAATACTTCAGCCTTTAGCCCTCCAGCTAAACCTGAGGGAGTGCAGCCACCCACCGTATCAGTATTGGCAGGGGCAACATCAAAAGACTTGAAAGCAGAAATGCTTAGACATAAAGAAGCCGTATATAAGAAATATGGCGTTACTCAATAATTAGGAAATAATAATGCAACTAACCCCAGTAGCGGGACACGAAGAAAGATACTCGATTACAAAAACTGGTGAAGTTTACTCACTACCTTATACCCGTAGTGACGGAAGGCGTAGGAAGGGCTTATGGCTCAGACCTGCTACTAACCGTTATGGCTATAAACAAGTGGTATTAACTAAACCAGATAAATCAAGGCACTCTCTCTCCGTACACAGACTAGTGGCTTCTACCTTTTTAGGCGAGGGCACTGGGCTACAAGTGAACCATAAGAATGGTATTAAGACTGACAACAACGTCTCTAATTTAGAGTGGTGTACTCAGACGGAAAACATGCAGCATGCACACAGAACTGGATTAATCCCAAGTCGTAGGGTGTTAACTCCAGAACAAGTTCATGAGGTTCGTTCACTTTTAGATGCAGGACTTAAACAAAGAGCCATATCAAGAAAACTTGACATTGAGCCATCTCTAATATCAAAACTTAAATCAGGTAAAATCTACTCAATAGACTTGCCAACTATCCTTTAAGGGGAAATTTATCCAACTCACAACTAACAGCCAAGCTTTTATCGAAGCAGAGCAGTATAGCTCGTTTATCCTTACTAACTTGCATGACGGCTTAATGCCTGCCATGTGGTATCGAGATGTTTCAGACTTCGGTTCTGGTACAACTTTAAACATTAAAACAATTGGTTCTGCTACTATTCAAGAAGTTGAAGAAGATAGCCCAATCACTTATAACGCAATTGATACAGGTAATGTCACCTTGTCTATTACTGACTATGTTGGTGATGCTTGGTATGTATCTGATGTACTACGTCAAGACGGTTCACAGGTTGAGCAGCTTATGGCTGAACGTTCTGCTGAATCTACTCGTGCTATTCAAGAGCACTTTGAGACTCGTTATTTTGAAGTGTGCAACAGTGTTCAAACTGATGCTGACGCTAACACTATTAACAGCTTCGCTCACCGTATCAGCTCTACTGTAGCTACTTCTGGTTCTGAAGGCACTTTAGACCTTGCTGACTTAGTTAAGATGAAGTTAGGCTTTGATAAAGCTAACGTTCCTTACGCTGGTCGTGTAGGTTGTCTTGACCCAGTATGTGCAGCAACTCTTGATAACAAGACCACTGTAACTCATGATGTCACCTCTTTTGGTGAGAAGATTCTAATGAGTGGCTTCGACCGTGACCATGAGTTCCTAGTGAACTTGTACGGCTGGAACCTTATTACATCTAACCGTTTGGCTAAGGGCACTTTCAGTGATGGTACTACTTCAGTATCAGGCGCAGTAGCTAACGTATTCATGTCTGTATTAGATGACAACACTAAGCCTATTATGGCTGCATGGCGTCAACAGCCTTCTGTAGAAGGTGAGCGTAATAAAGACCGTGGACGTGATGAGTTTGTAGCTCGTGCTCGTTGGGGTATTGGCGCACAACGTTTGGATACACTTGGTATCTACATCACTTCAGCAACTAAGATTTAAGGGGTAATACATGTCTAAAGAATTAGGTGCGCTACGCGGCGTATATACAAATTATGGAGCTCGTCCTTTGGGCGGTTCTGCTGGTGTTCAGAAAACTGAAGGTGGTTCTAATGAAATCACTTTTGAATTGATGGCTGGTGATTTACTTAACTCAGGTTATGCAGTTCCAGTTCCAGCTAACTACTTAGTAGATAGCATTTTACTAGAAGTTGAGACAGTGTTTGCTGCTTCTTCTACTGCTGACTTATCTATTGGTGGTGGTGCTGGTTTGACTACTAAGCTTCCTCTAACAGTTGCAGGCTTGTCTAGCAAGGTAACTACTGGCTTAGCTAACTTGTCTGGTACAGCAGCTTCTAGTGTTACTATTACAGCTAATGCTAGTGCCGTTGCATCTGCTGCTGGTAAAGCAAAGGTTGTTGTAGGCTATAAAGCTATATAATTC